CCGCAAAGAAGGTCATAGTAAGCGTGATTCCATTGCATATACCTGCGTATACGCCATTCAAGGCTTTCCGCAGGAAATGTTTTGGTTAACGCCCATCTAAGCCACTTGGCGGAAATGAACATAGGATCTTTGTGAACAGACATGAGTATTACTCCTGTATGTAAGAGAGAGCTTCCTGACACTCAGTTGCCGATATAATGCGATCACCGACAACACCCATAGCTACCAAATCTCCAGGTTGGAGAACGAAGTAGCCACGGTTTGATAACTGAAGGTTGATACTTTCAGAAATCAACGTGTTTCGGTTAAGCAGAATGTAGGCGAGCGTCAGTGTTAAGGGGCTCCCATAGAAAACCATCTCTGGTTTTCCGGACATCCCGGTATTCTGACACAATCCGAGCATGCTCATGATTGTGCTTGCTGGCAAAGAAGTCCAGCAATGCCGGTAGTCCTTCCCTGTCTCGTTCTTGAGTTCGGACAAGAAGTGTCCAAACTCTGACCTCGTACCGATGTAGGCGAGAATTCCATCTTTTAGCAAGATGAGATTCATCGCTTCCAGAGTAAGAGGTGAGACCGGAGAACCCAGCATCGTTGATGCCCACAATCCTGATTCCACGTCGTAGACGTGCAGGAAGGAGGGCTCTAAGGCTGTCTGATGCATTCCATAATCCTTTATTAAAGAGATTGTTGGATGTGTCTATGATAGCCTGGCACGATGCCGGGCTGTCGGCGACTATTGTCTTGGGCTTAACGGGGGTTACATCGTAACCGTCGTACCCGTCGACTCCGCATGATTCCCTGAACTTTCCGTTTTCGTAGCTCTTTGCTACGTTGACTTTAAGACCCAGAGCGTTCATGGTTCGGATTAGTCGCGCGTACCCGTGTGAAGGGATGATAATATCATCACCAAACACACGTACCTGGGTACGCATTCCCTGTATCTTGTTCCAAGTAATATTGCCTTCAATACTGCTACCGAGGGCAATACACAAGAAAACAAGGGATTGAACAGGAAACGTGCTTGCTGTTCCTTGCGTGGCGAACTTCTTCAGTTTAATGAAGGAGCTCTTGTTCCCTAGGATATCTATCCTAAGGAGCCTCGTACGTGCGGCGTGCAGATGGTATAATAGGGAACTATGTTTCCGAAAAATACGCTCCACGGTCCAGCACGAAAGACGATCGCTTGCATCCGATAAATCAACGGTAGCTAACGATCTGTCAGAGGAAGCTTGTAAGACAAGACGACCTGACTTGGTCTGATCATTAAGGTCAATAAAGGATCCATTAAAATGTTTCCTAAATTGCTCTTTTAGAAAAGACTCGATGCATTTCTGACACCACATATGTGATGTTGGTTCTGCAGCGATAAGCCTAGGACCTTTTGCGGTCTTCGGCACACAATATAGTCGACTTGCAACCTCGTGATTTAGAGGTTTCTCACCTAAGAACCCTGCGGTTGTTCCGCATAGTTCATACGGGAAGAGATATTCAAGCTTAGCAGGCCAGTTAGGGAAATGGGATTTCTCCCAATTCTTTCGCTTTTCTGCAACAGCACCAGGTCCATGCTTAAAACCAGTCCCTTTGCCTTCACTTTCCAAACGAGCTGAATGCTCAATTGGATCGAAAAAGTCAAAACGACTGAGCAGCAGATCAGCAACTTGCTGAACTCTTGCTAGGAGGACTCGATCTACTCTCTTTTCGGCAATCGCTTCTTCACTCTCCTCGGTTTGATTCGAGAAGAGCGTCGGGCTTTCACCGCTAACGGGAGCACCGTCACGAGCCTGCACAAGATGTACAGACTCAAGCCGATTATCGATGTCCAGCTC